AAGGTGGCGTTTCAATAGATTTAGTTAATTGCTGAATCTGTACTGAAAACCGCCAGTTACCAGTACTTAAAATACTAGGAACTAATAAGTCATAAGCTTGCTCTGCTGCTAAAACTAAATCATCAGGATCAGTTAAGGTACTAATTGGTTTATGACCTAGTTGAGAAATAGCATTACTAAGTATAGTTACTTTAGACTGAGCCATTTAGTTTCCTTAGTTTAAGTTAAGGAGCTAATTGCATTTAGCCCCTTTCCTTAATTTAACTTAGACAGTTGGAATATCTTGGTACCAAACATGAGCTACGAATGTTGAATTACCCGTATCAAATGCACCAGTAACATTACTAAAGTACAGACCTTTATTTACACATGTAGAGAATGGTTGCTTAACGATTCCAGCATTGTACTGATTTGCTGTTGAAACAGCATCATTCCAGTCAGCAGCAGCCTGTGTAGATGAAGCAATAATACCTGCTCCATTAGCAGTACTATCATACTGAACATGTGATACACCACCATTAGCATATTGAGTCGTTACATAGGTCATCAATACTTGGCAACTTACTAGGGATAGCAACTGATTCGCACCAGGTGCAGCTACTAACAAGTGAGGTGTAGCATACGCACCAGCAAATTGAGCAGATGACATGGTAACAGCAGCATACTTAAGCAACAGTGGAGATACCATTGAGCTGAGAACTTTATTAGCCTGAATTGAAGTCGCACCAGAAGCGATAATTAAAACATCACCACTCTGTGTTACTTCAGTTGCTACATTAGCAGCAGAGCCGACAAGAATATTGCCACTTGTCATTACTTCTAACTTGCTAAATGCAATCGCAGCAGCAGCACCAACTTGAGCATTCAAAACTGCTCCGTTAGCAATGTTAGCTGTTTGCACTGTACCAGTTAGAGATGCAGCAGTTAATGAAACAGTTCCAGCAGCACGATCTAGCCCTGATACAACATACATACCTACAGCATCACTACCCACTAAGTAGATCAAGTCATTTAGAGACAGACTATAAACGACATTAGCAAAATAGTTAGCACCTACAATAGTAGCTACTGAATCAGCAGCAGAACGATAAGAGAATTGTGCAGGTGCGCCATAAATGACGGAATCGGCAGTTACTTCTCCTGTGTTCAGGCCAACTGATTGTCGAGCAAAATTACTTAATACAAAAGCCATGATTAAATCTCCGTAAAATGGGTTAGTTTAAGCTGTTTCATCACAATCAATTTGAACAACACCGGCATTATCAATTACTACAGCACCACCAGAGAATATGCCATTTACTAACCAAGATGTTTCACGCGGCAAGTAATTGATTTCGGTTCTGAAATTGTGACCAATACCCATTCCAGCAGCCTGCTTATGCCAAGCAAAGCACTTACGAATGTTAGCAGCAAGTGGCAAGCCACCTTCAGCCATCGTAGGAATGATTATCACGTTAAAGCCTAAGTATTCACGAATGAAGCCTCTGTCGAGAATTCGGTTCGCAGTGTATAAACTTGAAACGAATTGATCGGCATTCATCAAAGAACGTAGGTTGTTAGCTGACATTGCAATGAAACGCTCGCCCAGTGGCACAGCATTAGCATCGAAATTTTCCATTACTTTGGTGTACTTCAAGTACGTGAAGTTAGTACCACCATTAGCGATCGTAAGACCTGGATCTGCTTTTAGAGCATCGATGTAGATTTGATCAGATCGACGACCAAGCGCATCAGATACTAATAGTGCATTTTCCATCTTAGTATCAAAGTTAACTGTTAACTCTTGAACACTATCAACTGCAGCTGGTGCAGTATATTTCAAAAGAGTAGCAGTAGCCTTGGTATAACCAGGATCTTGAATGGTTACGGAAGCAAGGTAGGCAGTCTGAACGGCTTGTAACTGACCGACCTTTCTAAAATCAACTTGATTACCGACTACATTATAACGCATACGGCAAGTGTCACGAAGCAAGAAGCCACGTGATTGGTACTCAGCTTTTACTAAGCTGTCAAACTCAATTTGCTGCACAGCAGTCAATGACTGAGACATAGTAAACCCCTAATTAATAAATGATTAATTTTTAATAAGTGACTAAAAACCATTACTAAGGGCATACTATCTATTAAGATTGTCCATTTCTGGGTCTCATAGTACGTTATCCTTTCCCCTCTCTCGTCAAGAGATGTAGGAATGGTTAAGATTATATCAGTCTATACTGCATTTTTGTCAACAAAATTGGAGTCTTTTGAAGCCAGTTCAATTTTCCTTGAAATTTCCTTACGATAAGCTGGATCAGATTTGTACTTATCTAAGTTTGCAGACAATTCAGCTTGTACGTCAGCTAGATCAGGAGCAGCAGAAGAAGAAGCATCATTACCGTTTGGTATCGTCGTTTTGTTTTCCATCATCTTTCCTCTTAATTGTTCCAGTGCTTTAATACTACCTGCTGAATTCATACCTAAAGTAAGAGCTTCATAGTTTTCTTTTGATAATAGCTCTTTAGTCCAGTTATCTAGTACTTCTAATCTCTGCTTTCCATCTGGGCCAAGTTTCTCTGCTTCCGCTTTAAAGTCAGTAGAGAATGAGTCCATATATTTATCGACAGAATCAATCATCTGATCGATTACTTCTTGAGAAACTCGCTTGTTTTTAGCCATTTCCTTAAAAGCATCAAACGAATCAGAACTTCCATCGAGGAATTTAGATTTCGAAAAGTCATATTCATCGGGAGCTGCTTCAGTGACAACTTTCTTTTCAAGTTCACCGTAACTAGTAGCCATATCTTGTACAGTCTTGAACTTTTCATTTAACCATTTAGGTCTAGAACCTTCACCTGGCACTCCTTCACTAAGCCACCAACTAGGATCTGAAGATTCTTTTGATTCTGATAAATCAGATGGAACTACGGGTGTAGGCACTTCATCATTTGGTAATATTTCAGCCATTATTTGCCTCTGAGTTTATATATTTTAGGTGATCGTTTGCTGCGTTTATTAATACTTTTATCAAATCTCTAGCGCCTTCTACATGAATACAGGCTAAAGAATAATTAGGTTGTCCTGGATTAGTTAATTTAGAAAAGAAATATCTATCCTTCAATTCCTTCATTAACTCTTGGCCTGGGAAAGTCTTTAAGAAAATCTCATAACACATCTTATTGAATTCCATACCTTCAGGATTTTCTTTAAGTCTTTTTATACTATCATTCAACGGAGCATAGTAATTCTCAGGTTCGATGTATGGATTCGGTTTATCAGCCATATGTATTCTCTTTAAGAGGTTGGAATTATGTTCTGCTCACTAGGATTTTGAGGTTGTTCAGGAGTCATAGCAGAAGCATCTACCATACTTTGCTTGTTCTGCATTTTCTGCATGACTTTGGCAACATCTTTAGGTGTATTTAAATATTGTGGATCTAACTGCAATGAATTAGCTAATAGGTAAGGTGTTGTCTTAGGATTGATATAAACCTGAGTAGCATCTGGCCCCATTACACCCTGCATCAATTGTACGAATTGGGTGAACCTAGCTATATCTTGCTGGCCTTTAGCTAAAGCTAATGGAGACTTATAAATGAAATCAATTGGCACACCTTCTAGATCAGGTTTAGGCAATATACCCATTGAGTTTAATATATACATACATCTTTCAATAACAGGCCATAAGAATTCTTGTTGGAGTCGTGAGAATAATGGGCCAATTTTCTCAGCTAGAGTTTGTTGTTTGAGAGATAACTCATAAGCTGTTTGAGGTTGAACACTAGATGAATCAGATGCTTCTTCAGCATAGAGCAAAGACTTAATCTGCATACGCAAATCATTAATAGTCAATTGAGAAAACTGAACATCTGACGATCCTGGTAAAGGAACTAACGGCGCACTACCACCAACACCTATTGGAGCTATAGGGATGATCTCAAAAGGTTGCAGTCTAAAGGTGTGTGGATTAAACACAGCATCAGAAAAACCCATGTATGGTTTAAATACATTGAGGTTGGCAGCCGCTAGTTCCAGTCT